ATCCACCCAGGAATGTCAATCCTGCTGTACCTGATAACGCTAGAAGAAAGTTACCGACTGGAAGAATCCAATCGATAACAAACGAGTATGGGATTAACTCCCACGCAAGCTCTAGCGGGTCATGGACACCGATGGTTTTGGCGTTCGCGACGAAGTTATCGTCGACGACACCCCAAAGCACGCATTTGTTACGTGTGTTACCATCAAAGGTGACGTTCTTAGTAAATGAGCCGGGGGGATTACCCTTCAGCTTACTACCAGACCAGGTATTCTTCACTTCGCGGACAGCTTTCATCACCAACGGGCCCTGATGGGCCTTGATGAGCTGAACGCCGTGATAGATATCCTGGGCCAATGGCTTCCATCCGAATTGGTATTCGAGGAAGTTCTCGGCCAGACCTTTGGTCGATGTTAATCCTAACTCGGTTGCAGCTAAACGGAAATCTTTCCGCCTAACTGCAACAAAGGCTTTCGCCATACGAGAAAAGGTATTAACAGTCGTCCTAACTGTCAGGTGAAGTTGCGCTAGATCTTCCCCTAACGAGACACTAGCCTCGTTAAGTTTATCTAAACACTCTGTGCGAGCACGGTTTTGGTCATTACTGACCCACTCCGCCTTCGCATCTAGTGTAAAGGGATAGATCGCAGCGTTATCGGCATCCGTACTCGAGAAACCCCAGTACCCACTGAGGTAATCGTTGATTGTTTCCCACGCTCCAGGAGACTCTGCAGTCCACCTGGAAACGTAGCGACGATAAGTCGTCGGGGGTTTAAACTTAACCCCAGCAATCGTATGGATACCTGACTTAGTTACAGACGATCGGTTACTTCTCCCAATAAAGATATTCTTTTGGGATAAAGTATCGATACCCGTTGACTTACTCTTCTGATGGAAATCCATCGGTTGGGTACGAGTCACGAGTCCCGGCTTGTTGGTAAATGCCGGCAAGCTCATACTAAGTCTCCTTCGGATTGACGATTATGTGATTACATAGTCACCCGATCCCGAGAGACCAGAGGTAACCACTACTCTTGATCGGGCCTCACACATAAGTGTGAAACGATCGACCTCACTCCGATCCGAAACAAACGGATCGAGCTTACTCATCATCTCTGATGAGAGAGTAAGTACCTCACCCCGCAAGGGGTG